AAGATTTTCAGAGCTATATTATTGCAAAGTATGGATCGACCGCTGTTGCAAGAAGAAATATTCTTTTTTATCGAAATGACTGGTCTGCTGATGAAAGTCTTATTAGTGAATCTGTTTATGACAATCTTCAACCGGCAATTAAAAAGTATTGGAAGCCGAGGCTGAATAACACTGGCCAGATTGTTGGATATGAAAGAATAAAAGAAGACTGGACAGTTTCAACAAATCAAATTGTAAAACTGGTAATTACTTCTGATATTGATAACTTTAATATCGGTGACATCGTTGAGCAAGACGATGCGGAAGGAACCGTCATATTAAAGAATGCTTCTGATAATTCTATTACTCTCCAACACATCACCGGAGCTTTTGTAGCGAATACAGAAGATGGTATTACATCAGTAACGATTCTAAAAAAGAATATTTCAGATGTTGAAGCTGCTTTCTGGTCTCCTGTGACAGCATATGATTATGAAGAAGAACAAAACGAACTAAAGAGATATGTAAACATTATTAAAGCAAGCTACTTGCCAGATATTGAAAAGCAATTTGTTGAGTTGATTAAGAGATGACAACTGTTTCTATGCGTGAAGGTCAGTTCAAGCTGAATACGTTTGAACTGACTACTTCTACTGGTAGAATTATTCACTTGGGACCATATTGTTCTCGAGCAGATATCTATGAAAACATTCTAGAGTCTACAACTATTGCAGAGTTTATTATTGTTGATCGAGTTGGTATGTTCGGCCACTTTAATTTTATTGATCAGAAGATTAATATTGAATACACAACATACGAAGACAATGCAGAAGCTTCTGTTAAATACGAATTCTATCCTGTAGAACAAAATCCGAGTACAGTTCTACCGGATGACAAAGGTGTGGTGTTTACTCTTGTATGTGTTTCAAAAGAAGCTATTAAGTCTTCGCAGATTAAAAACGCTCCGTACGTAAGATCAAAAATCGAATGTGAAAAAGCAATCTTAGAACACCTGAGTATCTTAGAAACTAAGAAGCAGTTATTCTTTGAAAAAACACATGGCCTTCATGCGTTTAACTTCACCGGGCTGAATCCATTTGTGGCAATCGACAAGATTCGTTTAAAAGCAATGTCGAGTACGTACAAAGGGCACTGTTTTACTTTCTTTGAAAATAGCAAAGGATATCACTTTAAGTCTTTTGAAGCTCTAATTAAAGAAGGTAAAAGCAAGATTGGTGATAAGTACTTTGTTCAAATGCCAGTTGGAGAAGCAGATATTACCGCTTCCAAATGGAGAAACATTCTTGCGTGTAAAGTAGTTCAACCTGGTGGTCCTACAGCTACTCGTGCATTTGGAGCTGGCAAAGTTCGCATCAAGAGAAAGAATATTATTACTGGTGTAATTGAAGACGTAGACATCGATTCATCAAAACTTGATTTTGTAAGCTTAAATGAAGGTTCTGTAAATTTATCGGCAACAACACAAAATGAGTTGTCTCAAAACGAAACTAAACTTGTCATGACATACTATGATCCTACCGTAGAAGAATCTGACAGTGCAAATGCTGAGGCGGTGAGACCATATTACATGGCTCATCTTTTGAATACCATTGCTCATATTACAATTTATGGCGATTCAACGATTACTGTTGGTGATGTAATTACTGCAGATATTCCGATTCATGATGGTCTAACCACTGGTGAAGACACTGCTTATAAAGAATCAAGTAAAACTATGGCTGGCAATTATCTAGTAATGTCATGCCGTCATATTTTAAACTTCAACGAGAATGCTCAGTATCTTCAAGCACTTGAAATTGTAAAAGATGGTGTTTACGGTGAATTGCCTAAAGCTAGATTAACATAAGGAAGATATGATGGAAATCCAAAAGTGGTTCGAAGGCAAAATTCATAGCATTGATGATCCTGAAAAGCTTGGTAGAGTTCAGGTTGAAGAAGTTCTTGGTCACACTGTAGGAAAATATCGCGAAGATCCGGATAGTCTATTCTGGTCTCATGTTCTTATGTCTCCGGCAAATGCAAACGCCAAGGGCATAGGAATGAGTCCACATGGACTTACAGTAAACTCAAAAGTTCTTGGATTTAAAATTAATGATGCTCTGTCATATGTAGTTGGTACAATTGCTTATGCAGAAGATGATAATAACCATTCTATCTCTCGATACGCTAGAGAAAAAGGTCCTGTTAAAAAAGATTATATTGAAGAACTCGGCGAAAAGAAATCTGAGTATGCGGCAAAGTATCCACACAACAAGACAATTACAACAGAATCTGGCCACGTAATAGAACTAGATGATACACCAAGAGCTGAACGTATTCATGTCTATCATAAATCTGGTTCTTATGTAGAGATCTTTCCAGACGGATCTATCGTAACCAAGTCAATGAAAGATTCGACAAGTGTGACCATGAACGACCATGCAATTAGTGTTGTAAAAGGCGATTTACAAATCTTAGCAAATGAAGGCAAGATTCAAATTACTTCTGATGGAGACATTGATTTAGTTTCAAAATCTGGTGTTGTGAATATTCGTGGTGGTGTTATTGGATTAAATGGATAATGTCTGTCGTTCTTGAGCTACCAAAGATTCCAAAATTAGAATGCTCACCAGATGGTAAGGTGAGTAAAAAGGACTTAGATGCTTATTTTAAAAATGTCGGTAGAACTATCGGCCGACTTAATTTATCTGTTACAAGCTTAGATCTAGATGATGAATGTACTGTTGCAATCTTAGCAGCGGCAGTTGCAATTGAACAAGTAGTAAAGCCTTTAGACGGTGTGACAACCAAACCATTTAACAAACTCAAGTCAATAGAACTTGAGTTAAAATATAGAGCTCGTGAACTTGGTAAAGATATTGAAGAATATTTTCAAAAGAAAGTTTCTGAAATATTACTCGATTTGATTGGACTATTAGGAATTCCGAATCCGTTTGAAGTGCCAATTCCTTTTATTGGCACCGCTACACTTCTAGACGATCAAGGAAATGTTTATCAGTATGATCCTGTGATTGCAGATCTATTCACAAAAGATGGTCAAAGAAAAGTAAAGCTAGCAATACAAGAAGATATTGAAGAAGTCAAGAAGTTCTTTAAAGACGCAGAGTCTACATTCAACGGTGATCTTGGAATCAAATCACTAGATCTAGAAGTTGAAGAGCTTTGGCATAAAATAAAAAATTGGTTTAATAATCTCATTAATGACTTTATTGGTTCTGTCGCAGACGCTATCGGAAGAGCGTTGAAAGCAATTCCAATTATTGGAAAACCTATCTATGATCTTGTGTCTGCTGCAGTAGATCCAACGATTACTGTAGAGCAAGCTTTTGATAAACTAGTCGCAGAGTATAAAGCTAAAATTAAGAAAGCCAAAGAAGACTTTTTGTCTGGTAAGATTTTAGAAGATATTGGTGAACAACTCTTAAATGAAGCAATTGACAAGATTCTTGCAATTCAAATTCCTTTGATTGGCACAGTTGGCGATTTGATTGATATTGATCCTAAGAAAAGAGACATCATCATTAAGGTCGGTGACTTTCATGAGATCGAAGATAAAGTAAAAGAATTTATTGCTAAAGCTCGTAGATTCTTTAAGGGCGGATTGATTGTTAAGATTAATGATATCATCGCCAAAGCACCAGGTTATATTTTAAGTCAATTTCCGATTGTAGGTAAGATCTTTAAAGTAATTAAGAGAGTTGCAGACATTCTTTCTGGCAAGAATCCTCTTTCAGAATGTGAAGTACTTAGCATACTCTTACCTCCGATTTTTAGCTTTGGTAGTTTAATTGAGAACTTACTTCCATCGTGTATAGAAGTCGTATACGTAGAATAAATAAAAATAAAGAGAGTTGAATGGCAGACATTTCTAGAATTGATAAGATTACTAGGACCGAGAAGACCGGTGAACCTTATTATAGTGATTTCTATAATAACTTCAACGTGCATCCTCAGAACAAGCGTTTGGTAAAATACACAAACGAAGAATCTGTCAAAAGAGCAATTCGTAATCTAATTCAGACTGATAAAGGCGAACGTTTTTTTCAACCTGAAGTAGGATGCAATATACGTTCTTTACTCTTCGAGCCGATGGTGGAAACCACAACCATTCGCATGAAAGATATGATTCAAGATACTATTGCTAAGTATGAAAAAAGAGCAAGAGTTCTGAACGTTGAGATTTATCCATTCGAAGCTCGCAATGCGTATGATATATTCATTGTTTTTGAAGTAATAAATAGTGTTAATCCAGTAACTCTTAACCTCACATTGTATAGAGCGAGATAATGGCTAATTCAAGCATCATACTTACACAGCTAGACTTCGCGTCTTATAAAGCATCACTTAAAGCACATCTCCAAGAACAAACTGAGTTCAAGGATTATGATTTCGACTCAAGTAACATGTCGGTGCTTCTAGACTTGCTTTCTTATAATACATATCAAAATGCTTTCTACATGAACATGGTCGGTAACGAGATGTTTCTTGATAGTGCTCGACTTCGCGATAGTGTTGTTTCGCATGCAAAAGAATTAAATTATCTTCCACGTTCTTTCACATCTTCAAAAGCAAAGATTCAACTGAGAATTACACCATCTGATTCTACAAAGAATTCAATTGTAGTTCCAAAAGGCACATCATTCATTTCAAGAGTAAATGATTTTTCTTATACTTTTACAACAAATGAAAACGTTGTATTGACTGCTAAAACAAATGGAACGTTCATAAGCGAATCAATTAATATTTACGAAGGTGTTTATCTTACAGATACGTATGCCGTGGATTACAACAATCCACTGATCTATAAAATTAATAATAAGACAGTAGATATTTCTAGTGTGAATGTTACAGTGCTCGAAGACAATGGTTCTACTATTCTAGAATATTCTCGAGCAACATCGATGTTTGGTCATGATGAAAATGCTAAGGTTTTCTTTTTACAACCAGCAGTCGGTGATACGTATGAAGTAGTATTTGGTGATGGCGTTGTTGGCCGTAAACCAAAGAATAACTCAATTGTTATAATCGAGTATAGAACATCAAATGGCGAACTTCCAAATGGAGCATTTAGATTTATTAATGCTGCTCGTATTGATAATGAAGCCAACGTTGCAATTGTAACTCTAACAGCTGCTGCGGATGGCACAGTCGCCGAAGATCTAAACTCGATTAAATTCAATGCACCAAGAGCTTTCACAACTCAAGAACGAGCCGTGACTGCTGAAGACTATCAGAATCTTCTGAAAGCAAACTTCCCAGAAATTAATGCCGTCACAGCTTATGGTGGTGAAGATGCTACACCTCCACAATATGGACGTATCTTTGTTTCAGTTGACCTCACAGACGTTGATGGTCTACCAAAGATTAAGGAAGACGAGTACAGAAGATTCCTTCGTTCACGCTCATCAGTTGCAATGGAACCGCTGTTTGTTACTCCAGACTATACATACCTCAAAGTTGATAGTACTGTTCGATACAACATTAACAGAACAGGTCTGAATCCAGAAGATCTTCGTACGTATGTAATTGATGCTATTCTGAACTATGCTGCTACAAATCTGAATAGTTTCGCAAAGACATTCAGATATTCAAAGCTTGTTCAATCAATCGATGCAACTGACAACTCCATCATCAGTAACGAAACAGACATTAATCTTGTCAAGTATCTGACTCCAACTCTTGGAGTTCCACTTAACTTGACAATCGATTTTAAGTGTCCGTTGACTCAAGAAATTCCTCTACTCGGTGACGAGCATCCTCTTATCGACGTTCATGGCGTTACATCAACTCCGTTTACTTACACTGGAATTCAGAACTGTATTCTTGAAGACAATGGTGATGGTGTTATTCGTATTGTAACTCCTACTGGAGCAAATCATAAGAAGATTGTAGATGTTGGTACAGTTGATTATGATACGGGCGTAATTCGTCTGACTAACTTTATTGTTCAGAATTATGTTGGAACATCTCTTAAGATCTATGCAGTTCCAAGATCACGTGACATTACTGCCATCCAGAATGTGATATTAAATATCATTGAATCAGACGTGAACATCACAATCGAACAGATCAGAGAATAATGAAGAAAATAGAAGCAATCATTTCTCCATTTGTTGAGAACCAGTTTCCTTCGTTCTATAAGGAAGAGGGACCGCAGTTTATTGCTTTTGCAAAAGCATATTTCGAATGGATGGAATCTGCTAACAACGTTCTCTATCAAGCTCGTAAGCTTCCAGACTATCGTGACATTGATACAACTGTAGATGATTTTATTCTACAGTTCAAAGAAAAGTATCTGAAGAACATTCAGTTTGATACTGCTACAAATAAGCAGCTGTTGATCAAGAACTCACTTGACTTGTATCGCTCAAAAGGTACTGAGCGTTCGATTGACTTGTTCTTTAAACTGGTATATGGTACATCAGCCGAAGTACGTTATCCTGCTGATAATATTCTTCGTGTGTCCGATGGCATTTGGGAAAGACCAGAATATCTAGAAATTACTCATAGTCGCTACAACGTAGACTATGTTGGTAAGCAGATCGTTGGTGCGATCTCAGGTGCGAAAGCTTTCGTCGAGAAGTTTATTCGTCGTCGCACATCCGTCGGTTATGTAGATCTTCTTTACATTTCAGGGCGTCAAGGTGAATTTAATAATGGCGAACTCATTGGTCTGAATGTCAATAACAATCCAGTCTATGATCGTACAAAGAGAGCCAAGCTAATTGGTTCTGTTAAGCGTGTAATTCTACAAGATCGTAGCCGTGATTTTAAAGTTGGTGATATTGTTACATTTACCGGAACATCAAACGGGCTTGGAGGATTAGCTCGTGTTGAATCGGTCAGTGAAGCAACTGGTATTGTAGACTTCATCTTTATTGATGGTGGATATGGTTACACACTGAATTCTGAGTCAATCATCTCAGAGAAAGTTATTTCACTTGATACTGTTGTAGCCAATACAAACAGTGATCAATACTTCAGACTGTTCGAACAGGCTGTTGAACCAATCATCAATGCTACATTTACAAGTGCAACTGCAAATCTGACAATCGGTGATACTGTTTCTAGATATTCCGGTGGTTCGGTTGTTGGTGCTGGTAAAATCATCGATCTAGATCAGACAGGAGCCAATGGCACTGTCATGATCTCTCATGTAAATGGTGTATTCACAAATACCGCCACTTACTATACAACTGGCAATGCTATCTCATTCTATGCCAACACTGTCGAAGACAGAACAATTGGCGGCAAGGTGATGGGCATTCCACAAACTTATACTCTGACTGTACAAGATCAACTTGGCACTCTTGCAGTCGGTCAAAACATTCTGTACAAGAATACATCAGCAATTGTCGGATCGGGAACAATTGATAGTATTACTGCAGCTGGTACCGGTAATACTCTTGTAATTAGTTCTGCTCGTGGAGCATTTCCAATCGGTGAAAGACTGGAAGTTTCCACAAACTCTTCAATCTCTGCAAACGTAGCCGAAGTCAATCTGACTGTCGGTGTTTATGATATTCGAAAGTATATTAATACTCTCAAATATTCAAGTGCGAACAACAACGAGATTTTAAAGAGCAGCAGAATCTATCATTACAGTGGTAACACGAAGATCGCTGAGGGTCTTCTGTTAACCGTTTCTCATGATTCCGGAACAGGAACTGGTAACCTTACATTCATTCCTGTCAAAGGTTACTTCACAGAAACCGATCAATT